CGAAGCACTCGATCCGAGTTTTTCAGAATACACTAACGCCGTTGTACGGCACGCAAGGACAGTCTGTTATGAACTTCATCGGTTGGGGATCCCAACGCTTACGATGGGTACTGATTCTCATATCATTCTTATTGATCTTCGAGGCCATAGCGTCTCAGGAAAATATGTCGCGGATCGGCTTGAGAAGAACGGCATTACCGTCAACAAGAATGGTGTACCAAACGACCCACGGTCGTTCACCGAAACATCGGGTATTCGAATTGGAACCGCAGCGGAGACGACACGCCTGGGTACCGATGCAGACGATAAGTTCCAAGAAATGGCACAGGCTATTGCAGAGGTAATCAATGGAACAACTACTTGATCCAATCCTACTGTCGCGAATACAGTTCGCCTTTGTTGTATCATTTCATGCGATTTTTCCGGTGTTCTCCATCGGTATTGCATCGTTTGTTGCACTTCTTGAGGCGCTGCACTATAAGACCGATGACGACGCGTATGCTCGGCTCTCAGCATTCTGGACCAAGATCTTTGCGATCGCGTTCGGTATGGGTGTCGTATCAGGCATTGTGATGTCGTTTCAGTTCGGAACAAATTGGTCGAACTTTGCATACGCGACGGCCAACTTTCTCGGCCCAGTGTTGTCGTACGAAGTAATTACCGCGTTCTTTCTCGAAGCGGCGTTCCTTGGTGTGCTGTTATTCGGACGAGACAAGGTTCCAAAAGGTATTCACTTCTTTGCTGCCTGTATGGTCGCCCTCGGTACGTTTATCTCGTCGTTCTGGATTCTGGCAGCAAACTCATGGATGCACACGCCGGCAGGTGTCGAGTTAATCAACGGTGTGTTCCACGTTACCGATTGGTCTGCGGCGATTTTTAATCCGTCGTTCCCATATCGATTCGCACACATGGGGCTTGCGTCGTTCCTTACCGGCGCGTTTGTCGTGGGTGGTGTATCCGCACTGATGTTAATCCATGGACGAGATACCCTTGCTCATCGTAAGGCTCTGTCGATGTGCCTGTGGCTTATTTTGTTCCTCGCTCCAGCACAGGTCGTAATGGGAGATTTCCATGGTCTGAATACACTCGAGTACCAGCCGACCAAGATTGCGGCAATGGAAGGCAACTGGGAGACAAGTTCCAACGTACCTCTTTTACTCTTTGCGATTCCAGATCAAGAGAATCAGACTAACCACTTCGAGATTGGCATTCCGAACCTTGCGTCGATTATACTGAAACATGATGCGAGTGGTGTCGTGCCCGGTCTTGATACAACACCTCGCGACGAACAACCAAATGTCTTTGGTGTATTCTGGTCGTTTCGTGTGATGGTCGGCATTGGAATGCTGATGGTTTTTGCAGGAGTGGTCGGTCTAATATATAGGATCAGCGGTAAACTGAACGAACCTGGGCCATATCATTGGTTCCTTGTATCGATGATTCCTGCTCCATTCATTGCGGTGGTTGCAGGATGGTTCGTGACGGAAATTGGGCGATCACCGTGGTTGGTCTACGGCATGATGAAGTATTCGGAAGCAGTTACACCGTCGCTCACAGGGAGTCTTGCTCTTGCAAGTCTTGTGGGTTTTGGGCTTGTATACCTTGTAGTATATACATCAGGGTTAACATATATACTTAAGACGATTCAAAAAGGTACAGAAAATGACTAAGTGTTTTGCATGTGGCGTATCGTTTCGTGTCGAGTTTGAAGAAGAGGACGCTGAAGCTGGTTTTTGTCCTCACTGTGGTCAAGAATCGATCGATGACATTCAGATCGTTGATCAGCTCGACGTGGACTCGTCGATCTTCTACGATGACGACGAGGACGATCTAAACTAGTATTCTCTAAAACCCATAAATAAGTTTTATGGGACAATGGGTATATCAAGGGCAAACGTACGAACCCGAGACGGACGTCGCATCAAAGGACTTTCCGTTTCACGGGTTTGTATACATTATCGAAAACCTCGCTAACGGTCGCTCCTACATCGGCAAGAAGGGATTTACCTTCGGTAAGACGCGTCGAGTCAACAAGAAGAAACGTCGATATCGTGCAGAGTCTGACTGGCGTAGCTATTATGGTTCTTCTGAAGAACTTCTAAAGGACGTGGAGCACTACGGCGAGGACTCTTTTCGTCGAACCATCCTTCACCTCTGCCGTTCAAAGGGAGAGGCATCCTACCTCGAAGCTCGCGAACAGTTCGTTAGAGACGTTCTGCTGCGCGACGACTACTACAACACCTGGATCTCTGCTCGAGTTCGCAGCTCTCATCTCAAGTACCTTCGTGAGATATATTCCTCGCAGGAATAGTGTTTATTCCTGACGGGAACACAGTTGGCTATTTACATACCGTGTAGATAGTAGTACAATGGATTTAACAGTTAAGGAAAGGAAGGTACCACATTATGAGTTATGAATCAGAACTTACAGCTGAAGCACAGTCCACTGTGCTAAACGCAGTTCGCGAAGGTGTGTTTAACAACGAAGAGCTCATCTCTCTTGTAGAAAAGTTGATTTCAGCTGAGTCTGTATACGGCATCGAGTACTCGCTTGAAAAGATGGGTCTTGATCTTGCAGATCTTGATCATCGTGTACGTGAGCAGCAGGTCGAAGACTGTGCTTGGTATGAGTACAAAGATTTTATGAATAAAGGAGTCGTCTAATATGACTACCGCTAACCTTACAAACAAAGAACTCCTCGATCTCTATGCGATCGCCGTGACTAAGTACCACAAGTCCGATATGGACGATCCCGATGCCGACGAGATCGAACTCGAGTGTACTCGCCTTGAGGGTATTGGTGCTAAGCGTAGCCGTGGCGTATTCGCAGCTATGGAACGCATCATGAACGAAGTCACCATGGAGACGTAATCTGAATGACTGAACAGGAGTACGAAAACCGTGTGCGTGAGCTCGAGGCCGAGGGTATGACTCGGTCCGATGCTCAGGGTATCGCTGACGCAGAACTGAACGGACTCTTACGATGAGAGTGGAGAACACCAATTTGGCAACAAGAGTAATAACAATTGATCATAGTTGACTATAACGGAATTGCAATCTCGTCGGTGGTAGTGCAGAAGCTAGCTATCGAGGAGGATATGATTCGACACTTTATTCTCAACACGCTACGAATGTACAACAAGAAGTTTCGCAAGGACTACGGCCAGATGGTCATTGCCTGCGATTCGTCAACATGGCGTCGTCAGTACTTTCCGAACTATAAGTTCAAGCGCCGTGAGGGTCGTGAGAAGGACGAGGTCGAGAAGGCCAACTGGGACGAGATCTTTCGTATCATCAATACGGTGCGCGACGAGATTCAGGAGAACCTTCCGTATCGTGTGGTGAAGGTCGATGGTGCAGAGGCCGATGATATCGTTGGTACGCTCGCGCTCGAGACACAGGAGTTCGGCAAACACGACGACGTAATGATCGTGTCCGCCGATAAGGACTTCGTTCAGCTACAGAAGTATAAGAACGTCAAGCAGTACTCGCCGATGCAGAAGAAGTTCGTGACCGAAAAGAATCCGAATACGTATCTATTCGAGCACGTACTGAAGGGTGACTCTGGTGACGGTGTACCGAACGTACTCTCTGGAGACGATGTGTTCGTTAACGGTGATCGTCAGTCACCGGTGACTCGTAAAAAGATTGATCACTGGGCCGAGAACGCTCAAAATCTCGAGTCGGTCATGGATGCGGATACGTATCGCAACTATATGCGTAACAAAAAGCTGATCGATCTTGAAGAAATCCCGACCGAACTATACCAAGAAATTATAAATACATACCAGAGTCAGGAGGACACGCCAAAGAATCGTGTTCTTAAGTATCTGATCTCTAAACGTTGTAAAAATCTAATCACTGATATCGAGGATTTCTATTAAAATGGCGGTGAACAAAATTAAGAACATGAGAGTGGACGATATTCTGAACAGAGTCGCGTCGGCAAAGACTCGTAAGGAAAAGATCGAAGTCCTGCATACCTATAACAATCGTGGGTTACGCGACGTGCTTAAGGGCGCGTTCGACGATACGATTCAGTTCAATCTTCCAGAAGGTGCTCCTCCTTACGATAAGGGATCCGAACACACCTATGGTACTACACTGCTAAAGCAGTCAAAGAAGCTTCCCTATTTCGTAAAGACGGAAGACAAATCGACTGCCGGACCCAAGATCGAAGGCATCTTTATTAAAATGCTCGAGGGTCTTCATCCTGCGGAGGCTCAGATTCTTATCTGGATGAAGGACAAGGAACTTGCGAGTAAGTACAAGGGTCTGACCAAAAAGCTCGTGACGGATGCGTTTCCTGGGCTAATTGTGGAGTAGTTGTTTACAATTCGGTGAAACTGTGATATAATGAGATAGTAGTCAGCAAGGGGGTATATACCAGTGTCTCGTGATATCTGGATTATTTCCGACACGCATTTTGTCCATAAGAACATTCTGTATTTTACGAACGATGGTGGTAATCTAATTCGTCCAGGATTTGATTCCATTGATCATATGAATGAGTACATGGTACAGCAGTGGAACTCTGTGGTGAAGCCAGGCGATATCGTGTACCACTGCGGTGATGTGACTATCGGTCCCAAGGATGAGTTTCTCCCACTATTTAAGCGGTTGAATGGATCCAAGAGACTGATTGTTGGTAATCATGACGATATCAAGTTTATGGCTAAGAAGGAACTCTTCACTAAGATTGCGATGTGGAGAATGTTCCGTGAGTTCGGTCTTCTGTTATCCCATGTTCCTGTCCATGAGTCTTCTCTTCAGCGAGGGCCTCCTGGGCATGAACATGATCCCGAGTATGATCCAACCAGAATGATCAACGTTCATGGTCATATTCATGATAAGCCGTCGCCACCAGGACCCTATCGATGCGTGTGTGTTGAACAGATTGACTATACTCCAGTGAACATTGACGAGCTGAGGATTAGATGATGGCTGATTTCAATCACCGACCGTTACATGATGTTGAGGCTATTGCAAAACACTACTCAGAAAAGGATGGTGTTGACGTAACCTATGTCTGCACTACCGCTCTCGATGATGGAACTATCCCCGCAGATGTCTTCTATCGCGACACTCCTCATCCCAAGTTCGGCAATCGTTACTTTGGTATCTATACCTCGCTCTTAACCGGCGACGCAATGATTACAAATGCTGATCGCGTAGAGGACTATGAGTTTACTTGCAGTCCGGGGAGTAATGAACAGCTGGTGTATTCGCGGCATCGGCATGATATGATCAACGTGTACGGTGGGACACTTGACGGTGGTCGATCATATACTCGCGTATCAGGTAAACCGAACCTATTTACAGCGCGCGTCAAAGACGGTATAATGGACGTCATTGATAATGATGGAGAAACAGGATGAGTGATGAAAATACGGTGCGGTGGTACAACGTGAAAGAAAGGACACCACCAGTCGGCACACTGATTCTATACCACGCGCCTGGTATCTTTGATCCTAGTAACCCCGCAATATGGGCAGGGTACTATGAGGCAGATACCGGATGCTTTGCTTCTCGCTCTGGATTTTTCTGTGGCGGCGAGGTGACACACTGGATGCCGATTCCAGATCCAAAGACGGGAGAAACATGATGACTGACGAGACGAGAAGTATTGGCCCGATCTGCGCTGACCTTGAAGCCAAGGGTGAGAAAGAAGCGGCCTTTGTACTCGACCGTGTTGCTAATGCAAATGCGGAGTTGGGTGAAGAGAATGTTGAATTGACAGAAAAACTAGAGGGTGCAATCTGGTCGCTTAATCTGACTGTCGGTTACATGCCGGATGGTGTAGAAAAGGAGCACGTTATCACACATATCGACAAACTAATGCGTTTTGTGTATGGTGAGTTGGAAGAAAAAGAGAATCGAAATGAATAGTTACAAGGATATGAGACCTTGCCCGTTTTGCGGTGAGGAAGAAAAGTTGTACGTGCGCCACATGGAGGGTACCATCATCCATCCCACGTACTGCGTACAATGTGATGAATGTGGAGCAAGAGGCGGATGGACTGATCGTGGTGACTATACTGAGTTGTGGAATGGTAATTATCTGACGGGCAAAGTGATTCCACTTAAAATGGTGTATTGCCATGATTTTTGACACAGTACTCCAAGAGCTAATCGACCTGCATGAACAGACTCGGTGTGGTTGTGAACACCCTGCATGTAGTAAATGTCGTGATGACCGACAGATCGAGTCCACCATTGCAATGGGTCTCAAGGCACACGATCCTCTCAACGATGACGAACGTAAAAAGTTCGAGGCACTACGGTGGATGTTTTTCCACATGATGCCAGATAAGTCTCCTGATACCTACTTTATCTCCGGAGAAGCAGGTCCTAAGGATGATAACCGTCTGCCGGAATATGTATCGATCTGCCCGGCAATGGGTGCAGGGTTTTCGCTGATGTACAAGAAGGTGAGCAATGATGCTTACTAGACCAGAAGGCGAGACCCGGGTGGTTATGAAAAGATGGTTCGTTGTTGATGTATCAAGTTCCCTAACGTCTGAAAGTACTAGCCATCTCGTTGGTGTTGTTGATGGCATTGGCCGTGTTAGTTCACCAATCCAGTGGTTCTATCATGACAGGATGGAGGCAGTCACACAGTCGGGTAAGATCTATGAGTTATGCGGAGAGCCTCGTACCGACATCGACGCAGATCGAGTATTTGAGAGCTGGTGTAGAATACATGGGATCACGTACGCTATCGACGTGACCGACGGGTACTGGTAAAGAGTTTACAACCACCTTAACATTTGATATAATAGATACATCAAATCAAGAGTAGTTAGTTATGAATATCTTTTTTCTTGACTGGGATCCTGTCGTTGCTGCTCAAATGCAGTGTGACGCTCATGTCGTCAAGATGGTAATCGAGTCGGCACAGATGCTATCGACGGCTCATCGTATGCTCGATGGCACCGAGTACTTCGATCTCTCAAACAACGGTCGTCGCGTTCGTCGCTGGCGGCTAGACGATGAACGCGAGCATGTACTGTACAAAGCAGTACATATGAATCATCCCTGTACCGTCTGGACTCGCGCAAACACATCAAACTATCACTGGCACTATCGTCACTTTGTTGCTCTCTGCGACGAGTTCTCCCATCGTTACGGCAAGACTCATGCGACCGATAACCAACTGCGTGGTCCTCTAATGAGTATGCCCGAAAACATTCCTTACTCCTCCGTCATTACGTCACCGGCTCTAGCGATGGAGGAAATGTGCAAGACCGAGCGCAATACAGTCGACTGCTACCGTCGTTTCTATCAGACAAAGCAGCAACGATTCAACATGCGCTGGACTAAGCGTCATGTGCCAAACTGGTTTCACTTTTACGATGAGACTTATATCCTATGATTTATAAGTTTGGCAAGTACCCTCGATGGTATACTACATCTGGCCTTGAAAGTAAATGGCTCATGTACCGATATGGTGATAGAGGTCTAGATCTTCATGAGTCAAAGTTCGATGAGATCGACCACGTTGTGATCGGTACCCTTGATGGAATTCAGCGGATTCTAAACAAGACGATCAATCGGTATAACGAGTGGCGCGGACAGAAGGTTCGTGTTCATGTTGAGAATCACGACATCTGGTCGGCGGACGCTACCATCGCTCACATGGTTCTACCTCTACTTGAGAAGCTTCGTGACGAGAAACACGGGTATCCTCTAATCGATCCAAAGGAGATCGAGGGTCTACCTAAGGAACTCAAGCCAAAAAAGAAGGAGGCTGAGGAATACTCTAAGAAAGGCCTGCCCGATCCGAAGGCCGAGGCTCGATGGAACTGGGTTCTCAACGAGATGATTTTTGCGATGAAGTGTATCATTGATGACTCTTGGGAGGACGAGTTCTTCGGTCGTGATGATCCGGACGATATGCTCTCGGTGAAAATGATAGATAAAGAAGGATACGACAACACTCACAAACGAATCGACCGTGGCCTTCGATTCTTTGGGCTTTGGTTTCGAGCACTCTGGGATTAATAGAAATATGCCGATTTATACATTTCGCAATAAGAAAACGAACGAAGAGTTTGATGAGAACATGATGATCTCTGAACTTGACACTTACCTCGAAGACAACCCTCATATCGAGCAGATCATCACAACAAGTACGAAGATCGTACACGAGCGTGGAACAAACCTTCGAGTCGACGATGGTTTTCGTGAGAGCATCTCGCGAATCAAAGATACGTACAAAGTTAATAACATAAAGTCATACTGATTCTTCATTACATCATGAGCCTGATGAGTTCGTTGGTTATATTACTATTCACAAACCACAAAAGGAACTCTGAGTACTCATGCAGCAGCAACCTCAGAAGAAAAAGAAACTCACGATTCATGACCTCTATTCAATCAAGCCTCTTACGGATCAACAGGAGGACGCATTTCACGCCTTTCATAACTACGACGTCGTATCACTTCTCGGTTCCGCAGGTACGGGTAAAACATTTCTTGCCTGTTATCTCGCTCTTAAATCCATCGTTGACGGTAATCACAAAAATCTTCTTATCGTTCGCAGTGCTGTACCGTCGCGTGAGGTCGGTTATCTTCCCGGTACACTTGAAGAGAAGGAGCAGGTCTACGAACGTCCGTACCATACGATCTTTGATCAACTCATTAAGTATAAATCCAACAACTATACCAACATGAAAGAGATTGGTATCGTGGACTTCGAATCAACTTCGTACATGAGAGGCGAGACATTTGATGACACGATCGTTATATTTGATGAAGTGCAGAACGCATCATTTCAAGAACTTGACACTGTTATGACTCGCTGCGGTGAGAATACTAAGATGATTTTTGTGGGAGACGGTCGGCAGGCCGATCTCAAGAAGAACGGTCTCGAACACTTTATGTCGATACTGCGAGAGATGAAGTGTTACGGATCGGTGGAGTTCGGTGTGAACGATGTCGTTCGCTCCGGAATCGTGAAGGACTACCTGATAGCAAAAGAGGGGATCTTGTCGGGATGAGCAGTGTGATAGACATAGAGGAGGCCCGTGCGCGTCTGCGCGGTTTCTCCGAACACGAGGCAGTTGATATACACGATGTGGCACTTGATATATCAGATGTTGTTTACACTTCGAATGACATTGATTATAATGTAGAAGTTACCGAAGATTATATTATCATTCATACAAATAAGGAAGACGAAGAGAGCACTTAATCATGGCTAAGTACAAGCGATTCGACCCTCGAAACAAGAAGGCGGAACGTAAGCGTCATCGATCCCATGGGCGACAGACTCATCACATGGAGACGAAGTATTTTAAGCAGCAGAAAAACGTGGAGTGGAGCCAAATTCTTACCGACGATATGGACGACTACCTTGAGGATCATCCGTTCTCATGAACTTCAAGCACGATCCTATCGATCTCGGTTATGACGATCTTACAACTGAACCTCATAACGGCAGACGATTTTATGTTACTCCAGAAGGTAAACGATATCCCTCAGTAACAACCGTCCTGGGTATACGTAATCGTGAGTCCATTCAAAAGTGGCGAGCTCGTGTCGGCGAAGAGGAGGCGAATCGTAAGTCTAAGAGAGCTTCCTCTCGCGGTACACAGGTTCATACGATGGTCGAAAGATACCTCGATAATCGAGACGACTATCTCGAGAAATCGAATCATCTGACTCGTATGAACTTTGAGACCATGCGTCCGACTCTTGATGAGAGAATAGGTAAGGTAGTACTTCAAGAGGCACCACTCTATTCATCACATCTTGGGATGGCCGGCCGCGTAGATTGCATAGGAGAGTTCGACAGCAGACTATCGGTTATTGACTTTAAGACCTCAGAGAAGCCAAAACGACGGGATTGGATACACAACTACTTTATTCAGGAAACCGCCTATGCCATTATGTTCGAGGAACGCGTGAGTATTCCAATCGTTGACCTCGTTACGATCATTGTCAACGACCAGGAGTACGAACCCCAGGTGTTCAAAGAGAAACGAGATCGTTGGGTCGATTCTCTGTTTGATACGATTGAACAATACCACTACGAGGAGAATCGCATTAGCGTATCTTAAGAAAACAAATGCAGAGAGTGTCCACTACTTGTAATGTATAAATAGTATAAGCTTCATAAATTAGTCAATGGGAGTCGACATGCGCAGCTTTTCATCATTCCTTGCCGAAGAACGCCGCGGTGGCGAGGACCAAGTACTCAATGCTCTGACAGAGGCGGTATCAATATCTGACATGCAGAGAGTCGGACAGTTGATCACTTCCTACTTTAGTCGTAAGCTGGGTACGGATCTGATGCGCATGCCTGGCGGAGAGGAATACTTTAATGAGACCGGAAGCGGGTTCGGTGTTCGATTCTTTATGAAGAAACCAGTGAACCGGTTCGACTCCATTCGATTTAACTGGCGTAACAAGTCTGTAAGCTCCGCTGCTGTCGACTCTGTTGATCTGTTCTCAAAGGGTAAAAACGTATATAACGTTGCGTTCGATAAGAATACATCGCTCGTCAAGATTCTTCCTTTTCTGTACAATTTTATTCAGAAACCACAAAAGGGTTATGTTACTCTTCTTGCCGACACCGAGCTAAACGAGGCCGGAGAAGATAATCCTCTTATAAAGATTGACAACTATCTAGTATCCAACGATCTGGACGAACCGATTACTAAGGGTCGTCTATACAACCTAATTAAGAAAGATCTTCGTGACGTTAAACCGTCGACCGCTCACAAATTGTTTGATGCTCTAAAGGATACGAATCCTCATCTTATCGTTGGTTCCGGTCGCAGCCAAAAGATGCAGATCGGCAACGGAAACCTTGGTAAGGTCGCAGACGATCTGTTCGACTCAATGTTCACTCGAGCCAAGGTTACTTCAGGATCTAAGAAGGAGACTTATAAGTCCACCGATTCAAAGGCCGACGAGATGGACGACATGGGTCTCGAGCGCCTCTCGTTCGAGCAACAGGTCGAGGACATGAAGGAGGCGGTTCGTCTACTCTTTCGAAACGTGACTAATGCTGTTTTCATCGGTGGTCGTGGTGGTATCGGTAAGACACATAACGTAGAGGAAGCGCTGGGCGATCTAGGTCTAAGCGACGGTGAGGGTTATTTTAAGAATGCCGGTTCTATCTCTGCTGCCGGCCTATATCGTACGCTCTTTCGCAATCGTAACGAACTGATTCTTTTTGACGATGCAGATAACGTGTTCGGTGACCAGGAGGCTCGTAACATTCTGAAAGGAGCGACTGACACCAAACCGGTTCGTAAGATAGCTTGGTCGAAGCAGTCGTCGGACATCATTCCTGCTGATGAGTTCTCCGATGAGGACGAGGAAAAGGGTCTCTTCCCGTCGTACTTTGAGTTCACTGGTAAGATCATCTTTATCTCCAACCTTGATACCGATAAGCTTGATCCGGACGGTGCTCTTCGCACTCGCGGTATTCTTATGACGATTGATCCAACCGATCAAGAGGTCTATGATTTCATGCGTAAGCGAGTCAATGACTTTGATATCGCAGAGGGTCTGACACTGACAGAAGAGCAGCGGCTCGAGGTAGTCGATGTTCTTGAGGCAAATCCCGCTAAGTCTCCTAACTTTCGTACACTCGTTCGTGCGCTCAACATGAGAGCCGGCGCCTCAAGTGGCTACGATTGGGAGAGGTACGTTAAGTACTACGCCTAACTCTTTTCTCTTTGGCTATTTACAACTCTTCGGAGTTGGTATATAATAGACTCACCAAATGGGAAAAGCAAAGGAACCTATATAATGTCTACCCGTTCAATGATTGGTGTTATCGACAATGCAGGTCAGATCTACGCGGTGTATTGCCACTTTGATGGATATCCTGAAGGCGTTGGCCGCACCCTCGTCGACTATTGGAATTCAAAGACTCGAGCCATGAAACTTATCGTCGATGGTGGTAACATGCGATCGCTTGGCGCCACACTTGACGAGTGTGAATTCTTTCTGAACGAACCGTTCGAAATCTTTGATTCGGTTGATCAGTTCCTCTCGGTCATGTCTGATTCTGACTGTGAGTATCTGTATGTCTTTGCTGTTGACCAGTGGACTGTACTATCCAATGTCCATGAGGTCGCTCCTCTGAAGGAGGCTGTATAACCATGAAATATATCGCTGTATTTCTTATTGTCCTTGGTCTTGGCATTATTTCTGGTGCAGAGACTCATGACTGGTTCCCGATGTTTGCTGCTCAGATTGCACTGGGTACGGCAACACTGTTTTCCGGCGGTCTCTTTGCTACACTTATCGATACCGAAGAGGACTGATTACTATGTTTGAGCATACACGCAAAGTCTTTCGTAGTACTGGATACACCGGAGAGTTTGGTACAGATACCGGATCCGTTAATTTTGCTGAAGACCACTCCGGCGAAGGTTTCTACTTTGACGTATGGGACTCATACAATCACGAGACACAGAAAGTCTATCTGTCAGCCAGCGATATTCATGCGATTGCTCAGATTGGGCTGATCACTGAGTGCTTTACCAAGAAGCAGCTGCTCGAGGAGATCCCCGAGATCATGAAAAAGAATCGCGAGCGCGACGAACATCTAAAGGAGATGGCAAGGAAACGCACCGAGATGTGGCGTCCTCAGCACAGTATGCCCCGTGAACTCGAGCGCGACTACGATGAGGCGCATCGTCCCATCACCGACATGTATGCGGACGAGTTGGTTGGCGGAGACGGCACTCCTTCAGAGTATTACGCAGTCGATGGATGGGGTATCATTAAACTTGATAATGATGACTTTAAGGTATCATATAAGGTATAAATAACTTAAGAAACAAAGGTACCTTAGTATGACCACAGAACTTTTTCTTACCGCGATGATTCTATGTTCGACAGGACATGCGACGTGTAGCTCATTTGATGCCGGAGACTATACGCAGGTGAATATTTGTGGTATTCTTCCTGACAACTACTCGGGTGAACTTACTGCCGATGACGTTCGTCGAGTAAGGGCAAACATAGACGGAAAACAGTACGAGGTTGCGATTCGTCCTCTCTGTCAAGGAACGTAATCATGTCTGACGATATGTTTGACTTTGGATTTACCGCGGTTAATGAGGACGAACTCGAATCTGTACAAAAGCTGTCAAAGACCGCCGAGGAGGCATCGTCTCTTGAGGATCGCGTCAATAACCTTTACAACGCGATCACTCCTCTGCTGAACCAGCTACGTAAGAATCCGGAGAAGGAATACATATACTGGCCGAATCGCATTGAAAAGATCGAGCAGTTCGAGGATCACCTATACAAAATCTATCAAGGAGTAAAATAGATCATGGATCTGAATACAAAAATGTCTGCCAACTTCACTCTCCGTGAGTTTATCAAAAGTGATACCGCATCACGTCGTGGTATTGACAATACTCCAACCGAGGCTCATCTTGAGAATGCACTTGCACTTTTCGAGAATGTCGTGCAGCCGGTGCGTGATCACTTTGGCCCGACGATTTTGACATCGGGTTATCGGTCGGAGGCACTGAATGCCGCGATTGGTGGATCACCTAGGTCACAACACTCAAAGGGTCAGGCGGTTGATCTTGAGGTACTTGGAACATCGACCGCGGAGGTCTGTGAGTGGATCGCCGGTAATCTCAACTTTGATCAATTGATCCTTGAGTTCTATACACCAGGTGACGTTAACTCAGGTTGGGTTCATGTATCATATGTAAAAGACGGCGAGAATCGTAACGAAACTCTCACCGCCTCCAAGGTCAATGGCGTTACAGAATACGCCTATGGTCTGAACTACTAGTCCGCCAACGGATTATTCAGAGCCCTCTGAAGTCGGTTATTCAGCCGCTCTTCGAGGGCTTCCATTTTTCTGTCCGACTCTGTCTCCAGCGAGTCCCTCTTGTTGTCAAACCGCTGATCCGCAATCTCAATCATTTCCCGGACTTCCGTCTCTGATTGCTTCACATCGTCCTCAACCTGATCGACGATTTTTTCGATTCGAACCAGATCGTCTCGCATGTCGTTCTTGATGTCGCGAGTATAGTCCGATGTCTGCGTAACCGAATCCTGTACCGATCGCATCTCTTCTCGAAGTACCGACATATCCTCACGAATACCTGATAGATCCGGTGCGGTGTACGACTGAATCT